AAGGAGTGGGCTTTCCGCACTATTCTGTAAATTAAATACATCTGTATCATGGCAAGTAGCTGAGGCTTTAACTCCATCTTTTTTAACTATCACTTTTTTATTGTTGGTTTTATAAGTATACAATATATGTAGATTAGGAGAAACTATTGTTGTCCAATTACTCCAAGTATATTTTCTTTTTTCTTTATTATTTGCTATTTCAAAATGCTCCTTAAATTCACTATAACTCATAAACCCCATTCCATAATCTGTTTTAAAATGTATAGTTCCATCATTATATATATTTATAACTGTAAATATATCACCTACTTTAAATACTCTTAAGCCATCCACCTCTTTTATTAATTTAATTTTATCTCCTTTTATTAACATCTTTATTCACCCCCTCTTTTTACCTTCTCTGTTTTAACTATATTCATAGTATATCATATACCTTCTACGTTCTCAATAGTTTTTTTTAATATTTTTAGAATTTATATATTTTTCTTTTAGTCCTTTACTATTTCTTATATATACAATATCGCTTATATGTTTTATATATTGTACATCATTAGATATTCTCATCAAACTTGTAAGAAAATAAATAGAATAACTTCTAGGAATTCTTCTCTTAATAACTAAATCTATAGCTGTTTTAGCAGCGTTATAACTTTTTAAATGAGTATGACCTTCTTCAAATTTTTTATTTGTATTGTAAACAATATATCCATTTTTAGATTTAATAATAATATATTCTTTTTTCTCATATATTTTATTTGTATTCATTATAAATCCTCGATTTTACGCCATATCATTTCTAACTTTCCATATTTTCTATTTAATCTTCTTCTAATTTCATATGCGGATTTAATTTCTTCTTTTACATTTTTCCACTTCTCCAAAACTTCTTCATACTCTTTATTCTCTTCTTTTAAAAATAGTATTTCTTCATTTAATTCATCTATTTTAGTATTTAATTCTCTGTTTTTCTCTAGTAAATCACGATGTCTTTGTTCGTCTATAAGTATTGAAATCACTACCTTTCACCGACCTTGTATACGCCATTTTAAGACTGCAAGGTATAAACACAAGCTATCATTTATACATGGCCTTAGAATGTCATATATGGGGTCATATTTTTAATTTTCTACTTTCCAATATTCTTGTACCCACCATTCTGTTTCTGTATTACTCTTAATCCATTTTTCATCTACTTTTTTACTTTTAGCTTTCTCTTTAGTTGATTTTAAATAAACTAAGTCATAAATATCAATTTTATTATCCTCAAAAATAGATTTACTTACCTTAAAAATCTTTGTATTACCTGATTTTAGATTGTATAGTGTAATTTTAGGAGAATATTTAGTATCTATATCTATTACTAAACAATACCTTGGATTTGAATTGTCGTCTTTTATATTGCATGAGCCTACAAATTCAAAATGAGCTTGTATTTTTTCACTGATTGGTATATCAATATTTTCAATTTGACTTTCGAGATATGAACATAATTTTTTTGTATCAACTTCTTTAAATATTTTTTCTGTCTCTTTATTAGAATATCTTCTCATAATTTCCATATTGCATGGTAAACTATCTTTTTTAAACTGTTTTTTACTATAGATTGAGTTATAGATATCATAAGTCTCTAAAAGTTTGTTGGACTTTCCAAACTCCTCAAAGAAATCTAGTTTAATTAGTATAGATAATTGTTTAGAGTTTATATACCCTTTCAAGTCTATCAATAGCTCTAAGAATGAATTGTATTTATTATCTTTAAGAGAATATAGATACTCTCCTATATCAGAATTTAAAAATTTAATAGATTCAATTCCCTTGTAAATACTATTTGTATCTCTATTAAAAAAGTATTCAGAGTTTGAAAATCTAAATTTAGGATTTTCTAACTTAATACTAAAATACTCTATTTCATCTGTTAATTTTCTTGTTCTCTCTGTATCTTCATTATATAAATTGAATGCTACAGTATAATATTCTAATGGATAATGTGACTTAAGATATGCACAATATAAACTATCATATGCGTATGAAAGGCTATGTGAAGCATTAAAGGAATATGAGGCAGCATCATTTACAACTTGCCATGTATCCTCAAAATTATTTTCAGTTCTGACTTTTTTAATCCAGTTATTTTTTAGTTTGATATGCAATTCTTTCAACTCTTTTTCCTTAAATCTCTTTTTTTTAATCTTATTTATAATATCATAACTCTCAGATTCCTCTATTCCTAACCATATTAAATATTTCATTATTGATTCTTGATACATAAGATAATGATAACTATCTTCTAATAATATATCTAGTTCTTTAACGTTAGTTGTATATGACTCTCTGTTAATAAAATTGTCTAATAAAGATGCAAATCCTGGTCTGATACTAGCTACAAATGCACTTGTTTCAGCCACACTAGATATTTTGTATTTAGATGCCAGGTTTGTAGCATAATCTGAATCTACCTGATTTATAGTGCAAGTTAATTTGTCCTTATATATGTCATAGGTTTTAGCATCTAATAAGATGTTTAGTTCTTCAATTGTAGGAATACTAATATTTGCTAATTCACAAGTTTTTCTTATTAATGACCATACTTTCACTGTTAAATAATCATTTTTTAAATATTTATACTTATCACAATAATATCCATCTATATTACAACATACCCCATCCTTAGTTTTTAATAATCCTACTTCTTCATCAATTGGTCTATCATATATAAGCATAGAGCATGGTGAGGAAGAAACACTTTCTATTACTCCCACAAATACCTTTGATTCCTTTATTATATCCTTCCAAAAAATATCATTTGTATATTTATCTAAGTTTTTAGCTACTTCGTCATACTCAGATAGTTTCATATCATTTGCTTTACACCATAGCCTAAATGCTGAAGCATCTTGTAATGGCTTATAACTTATCATCCATGCACATTTCTCTTCTCCTAGTAAATCTCTAGTTGCTTGTATAAATGGTTCTGCATCTTCAGCATTTAAATCTATATCAGGTAAAGATTTTGCTGATAGTATCCTTTCAGCACTCATAAATCTAGTAGGGAATAATGGTACTGGAGCATTTAATCTATCTATTTCAGTTAGCCTTAAAAGGTTATTTATTATAAATGAAGGAGCAGAACCTCTACCTGTCTTAGTAAGAAGTCCGTTGTATTCTTGTTTGGCTCTTTGAACTATTTTATAATCTATAATAAAGTAATTCTCCATATGAGTTTCCTCTATAATATCAAATTCATATCTTATAGCATCTAAGTATTTATTCCAGCTATTTTTAGGGATATTTTTTCTTTTCTCTAACCATTCTTTATTTAATATTTCTTTCAGTTCTTTATTTGGATTTTTAGATATTGATGGTAATTTTATATCATCATTTATTAAAGTGATTTCTTCACACTCATCAAATATTAGAGTATTTTTTAATGCTCTTTCAACTTCTTGCTTTGTTAATACATTTTGTTTTTCATATCTTTTAAATATATCCTCTGAATTTGGATAATCTAAAATAAAACCGTCTTCTTCAGGATAATTTATACCTTTAGCTTTAAGAAATTTAGTTCTATATTTTGATTCTTCTGGATAAATATAATGACTGTCATTGGCATGTATTATATCTATATTATATTTGTTGCTTAATTCTAAAACATCCTTATTGTGCAAAGCTTGAGTTTTATGAGGATGAGATTGTACTTCAAGAAAGAAATTATTTTTAAAATAATTCTTTAGTTTTAGTATTAATTCTTCTCTATTCTCAAGTTTTAATATTCCAGCTACACATGCAGTAGTAATAACTACATCCCCTGGTTTAAATATCTCAAATAATATTTTTTCATCTATTCTTGGTTTATAGTAATATCCATTTTTATTAGCTAAACTTAAAGCTTTATTTATTTGCTTGTAACCATCATTATTTTTAGCGATTACTATTAAATGATAATTTCCTCTATCTTTCTCATTTATATCATTTACATAGTAAAATTCTGCTCCAATAATCATTTTTAATTTATATTCATCACATAAAATTTTTGCCTCATATACATTTCCTTGATATCCATGTTCTGTCGTAAAATATGTATTTTGACCTAGTTTTATTGCTCTATCTATATATTGTTGTGGTTTAGTAATTACATCTAACGACCTTATATTTGAATAAATTTTATGACTATGATAATTATTATATCTCAACTCATCACCTCAACTTAAAAAACAAATTTTAATTATTAATATTCTTTTCAAATAATTCTATTTTTAAAAAGTCATTACATTTTATAACATCCATGCCATTAAACTTAGTAATATATCCTCTTGTTTTATCCTCTATATATTGGATATTAAGAAGGCTATAGTAACCTTCCCACAAAATAAGAGAATTAGGATATCTTCCTGTTCTGGCAGCATACTCACATCTTCTTCTATTTATTTCAATCTCTAATAAACATATATCTATCTTAATATCCATATATGATTAGCCTCCTTTAAAACTGACATTTTATAATCATTTAATTATATATGTATTCCTGTAATAATTTTTTGAATATTTCTTCTAAGACTGGTACACAGATTGAATTACCTGCTTGTTTATAGAGCTGAGTATTGGACAATTTAGCTCTTATACATTTATCTATATCTTCATCATCAAAACCCATTAATCTCCAACATTCTTTGGGTGTAAGTTTTCTTATCCTAAAATTATTATCTAAATTTTCCACTATTTTAGTCTGCCTATTTCCACCTTGACAAGTATCTAAAGATGGACTTAATCCTTTAGGATTATAACAAGTATTACTTTGATGGGCTTTGTTGCTATTTGGATATTTAAAATATCCCTCTTTAATTGCTTTTTCTTCTAATATCTTAGGTTGTCTATTCCCACCGGTCATAGCATTTAATGTTGGAGATATTCCATCAGCCCCATAAACTCTTTTTAATAAATCATATCCCTTTATATCTAATTCTCCTACTTCATTTATTCTAGGCTCGATAATAACATTATCTTTTTGAACTGTAGTTATTGTATTAGAACATTCATCTTTTCTTATTTCTAATTTCTGTTCAATATCACCTTGTTCATTATATCTTCCTCTTATAGCTCCATTAGAAACATTCTTTTCTTTAATATACCCCATAGCATATCCATGTGTACCACTGCATAAAGTCATAGATAATCCTTCATCTGATATAACTTGACCTGCTTGAGATTTAGGATGTTGAGATACATTACCTTCTTTAATTATTTTATCTATAATTTGTTTGGGTTGTTTATAGTCTCTTGCAGATAAGGTTGATATGCATTTATCTGGATTATAACACCATGCAGATGTACATTTATCAAATATTAAATCTCCATTATCATTGTATGGATTTGGCGTAGTAGTCCCAATAACCTCTAAATCCTCATTGTTTAATCTATCTGTTGGAAATTTAGTAAATCTATCTTGTATTTCTTTTGATAAATAATATTTTTCTTCAACTTCTTCTTCAAGAAAATCTCTTAATCTATATTGTAATGTAAAACCTATTGGAAATTCATAAGGAGTATGTTCTCCTAGTATTGATATACAGAAAATTCTTTCTCGATTTTGAGGTATTCCAAAATCTTTTGCATTTAAGATTTGATAATATGAAGTGTATCCCAATCCTTTTAAATCATTTATATATTGTTCAAAATTATGTTTATGTTTTTTACTTAGTACATTTTTTACATTTTCCCAAACTACATATTTTGGTTTAATATACTTAACTATTTCAACCGTATTCCACATTAGAGAAGAAGCAGTCCCACTTCCTTTATCCCCTCCATCTCCTTTTCCAGCCACAGAATAGTTCGTGCATGGACTTCCATGAGTAATTATATCTACATCTCGTAAAAGCTTAGATATATCAATTTTTGTTATATCACCTAAATTCATATCTTCACTTATATTATGTATCACTGAATATGATTTACTTGCATATTTATTAATTTCACAATAATTTATTAATTTATACCTTACATTAATATTTCCTAGTGCTTTTTCAAATGCTCCTATTCCCGAAAATAAACTTAGTAATTTTAACTCTCTTATAATACCATCTCCTTTGAATTGAATATTGATTGGCTTCTTTGAATTGTTTTATATCGAATTAAACTTTTAGATTTGTTTGGTCATTTAGAATTGATACCTTATAATCATTTAAAACTGTTATTTTATTTAAATTTCATTTGATTGTAAATACTCAAGATTTATAATATCTAATGATTTTAATATTCAACTTTATACTCACCAAATATTTCAATACCTTCATTTTTTAAAATAATATTTCCATCTACAAAAACTGTTATTTCAACATTTCCTAATTCTACTTCCCCACTGCTTAATTTACCTTCAATATAAACACAATACGTTCCCTCTTTAAATATCTTAAAAACTTTTTTAAGTATTTCTCTTTTATCTTCATTTTCTAGAATTAAGGTAAACTTAACATTATGTTTTTTAGATGGATAAATTATAAGATTAATTCCATCTTCTATTTTATATTTTGGTCATTCAAACCTCCTTTTGATATAACACTATAGCTCTTTTATTCATTTATAATATTTAATTTTGATGGATTTATTTTATATTTATCTAAATAAGAATTTCCTTCGACTACATCAACTACTTCATACCATAAATAATCTATATCTTCTTCAGATATTTTTAATTGTTCAATAGACTCTTCTTTCATTCTATCCATCCAGTTATTAGCTTCTTTTTCTGTACAAACCCTATGCATATACACATGTCTAAATTCGCCTTTACAAATTAATTCTTCTGCGATGTAATATAACCTTACTTCTTTATCATCTAAATCTTGTTTATTTTCTGATTCTTCCAAAGCTGATATTAGTCTTTCTGCTGCTTTATCATCTTTTATATCTATATTTTTTAATATAGTTTTTGTAGACATGGTTTCTCTCCTTATTATATTTATTTTTTAATCCAACCTTCTGGATAATCATTTCTTAAAACTCTTAACCCTAATACTTGTTGAGCTTGATGTATAGCATTTTGAAAATCTCCTAACTCAGAAGGATGCTGTCTTTTTAATTTGCAAAATCCATTCCATGCATTTATCAAATTGTCCATAACCACTCCTTCTTCATAATTTAATCCATCAAGTCTTTTTCCTTCTCTATTACCATTCATTGTTATTGTAATCCCATTTAAATCTAAACTATTTTTATTTAAACTTTTTATGTAATGTATTATGGGCTTTACTACATCTTCAATATCTGCATTTACCTTTCTAAGTAAACTATAATCACTAGAATCATATTCAACATAAGCTAATTGGTTTGTATCACTATCAAAGCCTAATGATAATTCCGTTTTACTAGCTATAGGTATTAAATCTTTTTTACAAGTAGGGCATATAAGTATCTCTTCATTTAAAAAATAATTATATTCCTGTAATGTTTCTTCCGCATTGAAGTATTTATTACAATTCTCACACCAAAATCTCACAGTATCACTCCTTTATTTTTCTACCAATCTATGCAAATACTTCCTACCTTTAATTTAATTAGTTCTTCTTTACAATTTCCAATCCATTCAATATTATCTTCATAAGAGATATCTTCTTTATTTAAATCTAAAATCTCATCATTTAGCATACTTAAGAGATTTTCTAAACTACAAATCTCACATTTTTCTAAATAATTATCTCTTAGTTTCATTTTTATAAGCTTATCTAAATTAGGAGCTTCTTCTTTGGAAAATACAAATTTATAATTTCTTTTTAATGGATATTCTTTTAATTCTTCTAAACTACTGATACTTTTATTTTCTATTTCTTTTAGCCAATCTTTCAATTTTTCAGTATTTCCACCACAATATTTTATTATTTTATTTACAGTATTCTTATTTTTTATAATGTCCGTTTCAAAATACATATAGCTACTTCCTCCTTATATTAAAAGAAACATTTTAATGTCTCCTAGACTTTTTCCTCTCATTAAACCTTCTATCCATCTTGAAATTTTCAACTTCATAATATAAAACCTTTATTCTTCTCTGCTGCTCTTTAAGAAATTTAGTAATAAATTCTTCTTTGGTCATAACACTTACCTCCAAAGAGAGGGCTAAGCCTCTCTTATTCATATAATACTATTTGTTTTTCATATAATGTTTTTTGAACATCAATTATCCTTTGATTTGACGAACCTTTAAAAATCAACTCTAAAGATTTTTTATCTTCTTCAAATTTTCCATCCACAAGAACATCTATTAATTTTAACAATTCTAGCTTTTCATTGTCTGTTATGAGTTCCTCAAACTTAAAACCTGTATAACACCATATTGTTTTGTTTGTATTCTTTTTAATTAATTTAGCTAAATGAACAAATCCTTGCAGTTGTAGAAGTGGGTCTCCTCCTGAAAATGTTACATCTGAAAATTTATTTGAAATGATTTCCTTATAAATATCTAATACTTTAGTTAAAGTTCCATTTTTTATATCCCAAGATTGAGGATTGTGGCAGCCTCTACACATATGATTACATCCAGAACAATAAATAGATGTTCTAAACCCTTCTCCATCAACAATTGTGTCATGTTTTATATCTAAAATATAAATATAGTCTTTATCCATGTGTGACTCTATCCTTTAACTCAGCTAATTTTGCATTATTCCAGCTATCCGTAGTTCCAACTAAATAACCTGTAATTCTTTGGATAATATTTATACTATTGCTGCCACATTTAGGACATTCTTTTAACTCTGAATCTGCGTTTTCAAAACCACAATTCATACATCTACTTCTTGTATGATTTACAGAACCATATCCCATATTGTACTTTTTCATTAAATCCACAACTTTCATTATAGCTTTAGGATTATGTGTTGCATCCCCATCTAATTCAACATAAAATATGTGGCCACCACCTTCTAATTCATGGTAAGGTGCTTCTATTTTCGCTTTATGTTCAACATTGCAGTTATACCAAACTGGAACATGAGAACTATTAGTATAATAATCTTTGTCTGTAATATTTTTTATTTCTCCAAATATTTTTTTATCTTTTTGAGTAAATTTTCCAGAAAGACCTTCTGCGGGTGTGCCTAATACAGAATAATTGAGGTTATATTTCTTTTTATATTTTTCTACTTTAGACTTTAAAAATGATATGATTTCTAAACCTAATTTTTGTGCCTTTTCGCTTTCACCATGATGTTCACCTATAAGAGCTATTAAACATTCTGCTAGACCTATAAATCCTACCCCAAGTGTTCCATGCTTTAAAACTTCGCTTACATCATCATTTGGATTTAAATTTTCTGAGTTTTTCCATAACCCACTCATTAATAGTGGAAACTGTTTTGCTTTAGCAGTACATTGAAATAAGTATCTATCATATAATTGTCTTGCTACTACATCTGAATATTTATCAAGAAGAAAAATAAACTCTGCAACTCTATTAGCTTCATTATTTGGATATTTTTCTTTAGCCTCTAATGCCATTTTTACTAAATTAAGAGTCGTAAAAGATAGATTTCCTCTTCCTATACTTGTTTTTTCTCCATGCAAATCTTCAAATACCCTTGTACGACACCCCATTGTTGCTACTTCATAGATGTATCTATTTGGGTCACACATTTTCCAATTTATATGTTTATTGAAAGTTGCATCTAAATTTAAAAAATTAGGGAAAAATCTTTTAGCTGATACTTTACAGGCTAATTCATATAAATCATAATTTCTATCAGTATGATTGTAATTTACTCCTTCTTTTACTTTCCAGATTTGAATTGGGAAAATTGGTGTTTCTCCATTTCCAACCCCTTCATAAGTAGATTTTAGTATTTCTCTTATTATACATCTTCCTTCTGCTGAAGTATCTGTACCATAATTTATAGAACTAAATACAACTTGATTGCCCATTTGTTATTAACCAGTAGTTTTTTATCTACTGCTCTGGAGGTTTCCCTCATTTTCATCAGTTGGTCAATTCCAACTCAGTTTGGCGTACATTTTCACCTTCAACTTAATGTTAAGGTGGTGGACACTCTTGGAGGGATTATATTTATTCACCCTCTACGCTCTACGGTTCTAATTAGACTATTGAAATCTAGTTAGTTACCTCGGTGTTAACATATCTTATGACTTAGTCTTCACCGATTTTGCCCACTTACATATATTATATTTCTATAATAGTGAGGCAGCTATAAGTTTACCTCTTGAATGAATTGTATTCATATTGTGTATGAAAGACTCCATTGACTGATGTACTCTCCATACTGTTCTATTTATAGCATGTTGAATATTTCTCTGTTCTCTACCTAATCCTTTTAAATCTTTAATTATATAATCTTCTATTTTTATATTATATAAATGAGATAAATTAACATCTTCCTTTATTTCTATATTTTTTATTTCTTCTATAAATGTTTTTCTTACACTTGGAGCATTATAAAAATCAAAAGCTGGTATCGCCTGTCCTCCCATGTGTTATATAACACATCGACTATATCATGTTCTTCACCTTCATGTGTTAAGAACCCTCGCACTTCAAACTGGTATCAATCTCCAGTCTTACTCTACTAAATTCTCACAATCCTTATGCGATTGTTACTTTTTCGATAGTCTGTAGACAACTAAATTTTTAATACTTTATTATATAAATATTTTTTTAGTTTATTATATATTAAAAATTCAACTGCACAGGATTGCCATTTGTATTGGTTTCCCTGTTAGCATAGTTATTAATAGTCATTTCCTACTATTACTAAATGTTAACTACACACCCTACTGATAAATAGGTTCACGAGGTTTTCTATATATATTTCTACATATAGGCACAGTTTATCTATGCATTTCATTTTGTACAGTCTCTAAACTAATACATCCTAATATACTTGAAGTCTCTATTCTTTTAGTAGGTCTACTAGAGCCATGTCCCGCTCTAAAACCATTATTAAAAATTTTATCTAAAGGATGTTGGATACAAGTCAATGATTTCGTAGGATAATAGTCTTTATCATGTATATGTATATAATTATCCATCATTGCTTCTTTTGCTTCTTCAGATAAAAGTACATGGTCAGTAAAAGTTTTAGTAGCTTCACTTGCAAACTTCATCATCATACCTGCTGGAGTATCTGCGTTCATATTTGCATTTTCTTTAGTTATATCATTACTTTCAGTATTTACAATAGACATATAATCATTATAAGTTTTTCTTCCTCTTGCTATATTTCTTTTCTCTCTGTATGTTATATATTCTTTAGCGACATCTTTCTTTTTGCTAGCCATTAAGCTAAATTCGATTATATCTTGTATATCTTCTATATGCATTTTTTCACATGGTTTATTTTTTATTTTTTTAGCTATTAGTGTTGCTAATTCTCTATCAAATACTTCACTTTTTCCTTTGTTCCTTAATGATAAAAAGCTTTTTTCTATTGCGTCTATTATTTTGTTTTCATCAAAGGGAACTATTCTCCCATCTCTTTTAACAACATTCTTCATTAAATCACTCCTTTTATTTAAAATCTTTTTTCTTATTAAAAGTTCAATATTTATTTCTATTACCTAACTATTAATAGACTATTATTTATTATTTTAATAACTGTAATTAAATTTTTATTTGTTATATCTGTTTTAGTTATTGTCAAACCTTTCGATACAGTCAAAACATCTTTATCACAATCCCTGCTAATTAAAATTTGTGTATTGTCTATACTTTTGAAAAATTGTCTGCCATCACAATTGAAACCACATTCTCTCAAATAAGAGTCTATTTCTATATTAATAATAGGTTTATAATTTTTCATACACTTATCTTTAAATACCTTTTTAACTCTTTCTTTTTCTTTGGCAATTGTGTTTTCATATAATATTTCATCTACTTTTTGAAATGCTATATCTTCTATATATTCTTCACAAGTACTTATATACCTAATGAATAGAGCTAATCTTTTTACACCATTTACAGAAACTATAAGACTGTCTCCTTTTTCTAACTTTTTCATTTCAGTTCTAAATATCATTTCTTCTCCATCTACACTTGCTATTATTATTTTGTCAGTCATCTCATTACCTCCTTTTTACCTTCTCTGTTCTTGATGTATTTTTATTATATCATATAACCTCTATGTTCTCAATAGTTTTTTGTGAAAAATACAAAATTTATTAGATAATTAAACCTGGCATTATTTTGTCTACAGTTTTATATGTTATTCCTAATTTAATTGATTTTGTAGCTAAATTAAAAATAAAATCTTTTAATTTTTCATCTTTACTGGCAAATACTTGTATTGTTTTTACATCTATATTTCTACCAGTATTATTTTTAATTAAATAGTCAATCATATCATATATGTTCTCTAATTCATTATGACTAGTATTATTTAGATTCTTACATAATTTATTCTTAGATATCCCAGTGAGAATATTTGAATCTAACAGAAATTGTAAACATTCAACAAACATTCTATTATTTTTATATTTTTCTAATATTCTCTCTTTTTCTTTTCTACTAGATGTAGCTGCTAAACTCTGAAATATTTTTTTTACTTCTAAAAGCTCTTTCATTAAAAACCTCCTTATATCTACTAGGTAAAATCATATTAAAATACTTGTTTTAATATGATATAAATCAAGTTGTTCCAAGAATAAGCAGGGGCAACTTGATTTAACTACTCAAGAATCTCCACATATTTAAATAGTATATGCTCACACAGCCAAACATTATTTTCAGATAAATAAAACTTATAACTATTTTCATACATTTCTTCTGTATTAACTTCTAAAACAACAGGTGTACCATGCCTTTTACCCACCTTAATAGCAGTATCTATATCATTTGATAAATGTACATACAATCTACTTTGCCTAACAATACCTTCCTTTTTAATGTTATCTAAAAATCTAGTAGTTGTTCCATGATAGAGATATTTTGGTGGCTCTAATTCTTTTAACTCCACATTAACGTTAATTGAATGACCTTGATTAGCTCTTACTTTAGTTTTATCCTCATTAAAACTATATCTTTTCTTATTATCCTCTATAACTATTTGTTCAAGGATTTCTATATTAATGTTTCTACCAGTATTATGTATTTTTTCAAGCAATTCACTAACATCTGCATATCCATGATTATCTAATTTAATTCCAATAACCTCTGGTTTATGCCTAAGTATTAGGCTTATAAATTTAGATAGACTATCTTTTTTATTCAATCTGACCACCTCTTAATTTTGATATCTTTTTAATTTTAATAAAAAATATTATTTAATATTTCATTTGTCTTTACATACTTAAGTCTTATATTTTTTGAATAATTTGATAGTTCTTCATCAAAAGTTATAATTTTATAAAAATTGTCATTAAAAACTTCTTTTTCTTTATCTGAAAAATAGCAGTATAAAATTTGAGGATTATTTATTTTGGCAAAATAAAAACTTGCCATAATTGTTCTTAATATATGTTGGTCATTATCTATACTCATACCAAATATAACAAAAGTATTTATCTTTTTATTCTTAACAACTTCTTCTAAAATTTTATTATACCCATATATTTTTTTGTTTTTATTTGAATCACTTTTACTAGATAGTATATTAATTATTCCTCTTTGTATTTTATTATAAAAATAATCTCCAATTAACAAATCTGAGCAACTTACATATTCTTTATTACTATTAAATCCAATACTTTGATAATTAACAAATTCTTTTTTATCTAAAATATATCTTCCATGTAAGTGCAATATATTATATATATAATTTGGTAATAACATTTCCAAAATCCAATCATAATTAAGTGTTAATATAAAATCAAACTCAATTAAAAAATTTCTTATTTTATCTATATTCAGATTATTAATATTACTTAATTTACTTAAATCAGTGCATTTGCCATTCGAAAATATGGTTATCGAAAATAGAATTCTATAGTATGTATTAAATCCATTATAATAAACCTTTTCTACAAGTCTATCTTTTTTATCTAAATATGGTATTGTATTATTTTTATTTATATTACCTAATTGAACCACTTTCACAAATAAATTTTCCTCTGGTAATTTATATCCATCAAAATTTACTTGTTCTATAATAAAATAAAAATAAATCAAAATAGACCAATATTCAATATTTACATAACTACTATTTTCTTTTCCATTATTATACAATTCCATTAAAAGAGATAATTCATTTTTTTCAAAAACTAGATTTGTCAGAATATCATTAGATTTCAATTTTTCTATAAATTCTCTATTATTTATTATTGATTCAGCAAAAATAATTCCATCATCAAAGATTTTATATAGTTTCTTCTCAGAAATATTTCTTAGATATTGTAGTACATTTTCAAAATTGTCTTTACATTTATTTTTAAATATTTTATTATCTGAATTAATTTCATATTTAGAATTATGAATGAGTATTTTATGGGATTCATAAAGTCTATTAAAAATATTTCTAAAGTCATTATCAAAATTAATACTAAATCCATTCCCACATAAAAAGACACTATTGTTTTCTTTTATAATATTACTTATTTTTTCTATATTTATATCTTCCATTTAAAAACCTCCATAATTTATGCTACTATAATGATATCATAGATTAAATCAAAGTTTTAATTATAATGCTTTAAATTCCATTTTACTTATTTTTTATACATAACTTAATGAATCAGCATCATAATATCTTGGTGCTATCTTCAGCTTATGTATCATACTTCCTGACCTTATTGACCTTAAATAACTGTTGTATCTAATACTCTTGGAACTTCTTTTATTATCCAATCACATGGTAGTAAACCTCTGTCTATTAATTCATATAGCATACAATTATGTTCATCAAGATTTTTCATATATCCAAGAGGACAATTTTTGCAATGTTTAGATTTTATACAAATATATTTAATAATATTTAAAGCACTTAAAGTGTTCTCTATATCTTTTTCTGTTAATTCAGTTTGATTTTCCATATGTACCTCCCTATAATTTTTCTAACATATTACAATTTTTCTTATTACATTTACCTCCACAACCACATTTTTCAATATTTCTAAACCAACCTTTGTGTATTTTTCTTTCAGCACAAAGCTTTTTTATTAAGTTAAACTGATATTCTTCCATCTAAGCACCTATTTTTTATTTTTTTTGAATCTGCTTTTTCCTTGATTTTCTTTTTGTTTATATTTAGATTCATATTTTTTTAACTCTTCTTCAATTTCATATAATGTATTACAAAAGGCAAAGTATTTATTTAGTTCATATTTAACCAACCTTCTCTTAGCTAAAGTGTTTTTTAATTCTTTAATGGTATCAATCTTATCATTTAAAGAAGCTGTGTCTAAATTCATTTCTTCTATTACATGTAAGACTTCTTCCTTTTTCTTATCACAAAGACTTAGTTCATCTGATATATTTTGTTTATGTTCTTTAAACAATTTTATTAAATTTTTAATATCTGAATATTTCTTTTCAAAACCATCAGCTTTAATTTCTTTCACATATAAATCTTGGTGTGCTACATATGAATGAAGTTTTATAACACATGGAACATACTTAAATTCTTCTTTAAGTTCTCTGTACTTATTTAAAGCATCGCTATATTTTTCAAATTCAAATTGTGTATTTCCATATTTCAAGTCAATTTTAGTTATATAATTATAATTCATTTCAATCACCATGTTTAGTAATATTATATTTCTATGAGAGCTTCTTGAAATTTTAAATTAAATACATACGTTATTAATTTTTTGTCATTTTTATAATTTAAATATTCATTTATAGAAGCATCATAAGCATCCAGTTTACTATATCTATGTGTATACCATCCTTGAAACTTGAGGTAGTCTTGTTCTGTCAAATACTCACTTGCTAGATTTAATAGACTACCTCTTTTATTTAGTATTTGTTTTATCATTTAATCACCTATCTTTTATATTTTTAAATATCTACTTTTCAAGGTACATTTTAACTTCTTGATTTAACTTATTTTTTTAATGTTCTCTACAAATTCTATTAACCATTTTCTACCTATCTCAGTCCATTTAAGCTGCGTATCATGTTCTGTTATTTTAAAATCTGCATATTCAGGTATCAACCATAAATAATTTTTATATGGTTTCCAACATTTTATTCGACCATTTATTCTTTCCGGATATATAATTCTGTTTAAATGTAGTAATTTATTTAATGCTTGTGCTGTCATTCCTAAATCTTTAGCAATATCTGTTGTAGTAACTAATTTTTCAGGATTTAATACTTTGTCATGATATTCTACTTTAGGTTGCTGAACTTGAATTGTTTCTTTAAGTAATAATCTTTCTTTTTCTTCTTCTATCCATCTTTTAGCTCTTTCAATAGAATCTTGTATCATATAACTATCTATGAGTTGTTCTCTCATATTGAAGTATTCATCCATTATTTTATCGTGTATCTCCCAAGCCAAATCAGTATCCATTATCTTAATTAACTTTGAATATCCTCTTTCAGATAAAAGATAAATATTATTTGCTTTTGATATTTGCATTTTTCTATAACCAAGCAATTCCAATACTTCTAAATTGTAGTCGTTATCAACGACCACTTTTAAATCTATAAAATCAATAGCATTTATAAATCTTCTTATGTTCCTATTTATTAATTCTCTAACATGTTTTATCTCCATATTGTGTATTTCTGATATAGTTTTATCTGTTATACATTTTTTACCCTCTCCAAAACCTCCTTCTATAATAGGTATTTCTAAATCCATAAATTTTTGTTTTCCTTTGATATTTAAATTATTCATAATTACATTCACCTCTCCTACTATACAAATTTGCATCTTTATGACATTTTCTGTTTACTATAAAGCTTAAAGATAAAAAATACACTAAACTTTGTTCTGTATAGTCTATTTTTTTAAATGATTCAAATAAATTTATTAATTTTTTATCATTATTATTATACAAATAATCTACCTCCTTATTTATTTGCTTTTGTCAAATTATTAATTGCGTTTTGTATATTTACATTGTAGTACCACATTCTGTATTTGTCAATTATTTTTTTTGCTTTTTGCAATTTATCATTCCTATTTTATTGACATTGTCAATTTTTATTAATATACTATATAATAGGAGGTGTAAATATGAATGAGAATTTAAAGGAATTAAGAATTAAATTAGGTCTCTCACAAAAAGAATTTGCAGAAAAATTATTAGTAAGTGATGCAACTATTTCTAGACTTGAAAAAGGAGAAAGAAAGCTAACAGATAGATTTATATTTCAGATATGTGAAGTTTTTAATGTAAATGAGGACTGGTTGCGAAATGGAAATGGAGAAATGTTTAAAAATATAGATGATATTGAATTAGCAGCAATGATGGGTAAGACATTTTCAAGCAATGATGAATTTTTAAAAAAAGTATTCTTAACATTTGCTGAACTTACTGATGACGAAAGAGAAGTTATACAGAAAGTAATTGATAAACTTAGTAAATAGCCCAATAAGGGCTATTTTAATTTAGATACAAAGCTTTTAATTATGAGTAAATAAGATAAATCCATTTTTTCTAGCATTTTAAGTATTTCTTTTGTGACTTGTTTTTTCATTATTATAGAACCCCCATATATGCATTATGAATTAAGCAAGATAATCTAATATCTTTTAATAAACATCCTCTCACTCTACACCTCAATAGAACATTCGTTCTTTTTAGAAACAAAAAATTTTATCTCAGATAATTTAAAATCATTTATAATTAACAATCTTCTACTCTATAACAGTAGATTTCTATGATTAAATAATAAGATTTTTTTAACAGAAATTCAACACTAAAATCACAATTAATGTCAAAATGTTCAAAAATATTAATATTTTTCCTATTTTCCTACTAATAATATTATATCTTGTACACATACTTTTATCAAGAACATATATTCGATTATCAATTTTTTTCTTTAATTTACCATATTATTTCCCTAAAAAAATTTGTTAATTTCTCTTTAAGTTTTTTGGTCTTTTTAGGAGCTACTTTAATTTTTATTTTCTCACTTGTTAAATAAACGAAATTATAATTAAAATTAGTTACCTCAAGTAAATTTATAAGATAGCTCTTATGGCATCTAAAAAATATATCCTCTTTTAACTTTTCTTCAAACATATCCATTTTATCATTTATTATATGTTCTTCATTTTTAGTAACAACTCTTAACTTTCTATTCACTATTTCAACAAATAAAATATTATGTTCCTCTATTTTTATTATTTGTTTTTTTCTTTTTATAGTAATAATAGCCTCTCTTTTTCTCCAATCAATTGCAAAGTCAAGCATATATTTTTCAAACTCTTTATAATATATCGGTTTTATCATATATCTAAATGCATTTATATCATAACATTTGATAGCATATTTCTCTGATACAGTTACAAAAATTATTCTTGTATCTTTATCAAATTTTCTAATATCTTTTGAAATATCAAATCCATTTCTGCCTCCTAAATTTATATCCATTAAAATTAAATCCACTTTGTTTGGATATTCTTCTAACAGTTCTTCCCCATTCTTAAACATTAAAATGTCATAATGTTTTACCTTGATTTTAGTTAAAAATATCTTAACAAAATCATAGATGATATCTCTTTGCACATCATCATTTTCACAAATAGTTATAAGCATTAAATCACTCCTTAAAGTATATATTTATTTAATATTATATGTTTTCGACATATACTTTTTTGATTTAATGTAATTTAATGTATTATAAATGGTTATTTTATCATTTTATGTATGTAGAATATATTTTTATATTAATATAATTTACTGTTACATAAAAAATACTCAGTACTTTAATTAGTACTGAGTATTAGTATATAATTTAAAACATTTTATAATTTTGGTAATTCCTCATTTGTAAATTGTTGTTCAATTTTAACCTCATTAATTTTTTCATTTACATTATTATTTTTCAACAACATTAATATTTCTTTTTGATATTGTGTTTGGTCAGCTGAATTTTCAACTAACTCTGCTAATCCCTTTAAAACTAAACATATAACGATTCCACTTACTATAACCCCAGCACCAATACCAATCATAATAGGACTATATTGTTCATAAGTATCTGACAAATAATCATATGGAACTTCTACTTTTTGACACATGATTATTATACCCGCTAATACTTGTATACCTGCCAACAATACTCCCATATTTGATAAACATCTTGCTATGTAATTTTTCATATTTTCTATTCCTCCAAATTAAAATATTTATTTTTATATTTCTTCGTTGTATTCTTCATTTATAGTATTGTTTATTCCTCTTATAAAAATTACATTATCTTTTCTTATACCTACTAAAAAATTATCAATCGAGTCATCAAAATTTATATATTCTACATCTTCTAATCTTTTTATATTATCCAAATTCTGACCTCTACTAGATGTTAAAATATCTCCATTTGAATTAATTCCTACAATAGAAATTCCTTCATGATTATCTATTATTTCAGCAGAAATAATATCCTTCCAATTTTTAATGATTTCATTAAACTTTTCATCTGTGCTTATTATTTTCCCATCTCTTTTAATACCCACTATTCCACATAATCCAATATGTATATCCACTATATCTTTCCAATTCTTAATATCATAAGCACTACCTGATACAACTACTGTGCCATTATTCTTTATTCCAAATATGCCATAAGACCCACATTTTATCTTTGATATATCTCTCCATTTGTCTGTTTCTTTTCTATGATTCAGACTATCATATCCTGTAAGTAATACTTTTCCATCTTTTTTTATGCCTATTACTGTTGTATTTTTCATATACTCAATGGTTGATTTTGTTATTTCTATACTTACTACATCAAACCAATTATTCACATTGCATTGACCATAATCATTATTTCCAGTAGCAACGACAGTACCATCCTTTTTTAATCCTATAAAAGTTCCACTATCACATTCTATATCTATTATATCTCTCCATTTACTAATATTGTCTGAATCTGAATTTCCAAGTCCTTTAGAAACAACTGTACCATCTTTTTTTATTCCTATTATTGAGTTATCATATGATGCTATAGATATTATATTTTCCCAACCAGGTATAGAACTACTTTCACCATTCGCTTTTCTATGTGTTACTTTTCCATTATTTTTTAACATATATACATTATCTTTTTCTACAGATATTTTTTTATTATATTCATTTTTATACTTTATTTCATCTAAAAAAGTGTGCTTATTAATAATATTTTTACCAATAAAAATAATAAAAATCAATAATATACTTATTAATAATATTGATGTTCTTCTATTATTTTTATTTATGTTCTTTAATTTATGTCTATTATCTTTTTCAAGCTTTATTTCTATTTCTTTTTTCTTTTTTAGGCTTTTTTTATAAATAGATTCTAAATAATTTTTATTTATCTTTTTTATTTGCAGTATTTTACTTCTCTTACAATTATCACACTTATCTTTTTCTAATTTATTTATTTTTCCACAACAACAGCTCCATGCTTTTTTTTCTATTATATTAGGCATGTACTTAATTTCATATTGAAAATCATATTCTTCATAATCTTTTTTAAGTTCTTCTAATAATTCTATATTTAACAATTCTATTTTATCTAATTTAGGTATAATTAAACCTTCTTCTCTTTCATATTTATGAACTTTATCATCTGAAAATACTATTTGTTCTAATATAATATTTATTGCTCTTGTTTTATTATCATTTATTTTTATAGCAATATCATCACCAAGACATTCATGTGGTTTAATGTTTATATCTTGATAAACATACTTTAAATTATTATCTATTAAATCTCCTGCATCATTAAAACATTCTATTGTAAAATATGCAGACTTTATCTCCTTATCAGATATATTACACATTTTTAATTGTAATAATAAATTACCAGTAGCATTATCCTTTGTTATAGCCCCTTTGAGAAGCTCTAATGGCCATTCTGAATGCCAAACATTAAATTTTAGATATTTTAATACTTCAAATCTATCCATTTTCTAATTTCTCCCTCTATATGATTATTTCCCTCAAGATAATTATAATATACTTATGGAATAATTTGTAAAAATAAGGTAAATAAAAATGATAACATATATAAGATATGAAGTATTAAATAATATATATTTATATAACGCTTTGAATGTAATTATATTATTATTTAATGCAATATATATTTATTAACTTTGTAAGATAAGTTTCATAGTTATAACTTACTCATTAGTTTAATACAGAAATTATTAATAGCAATTAGTACAAAAATTAAATTCAATAATTAGAAAATAAAAAAAAACTATATATCAAAGTAATTACAATGAATACAATAAAATATAAATTTTAATAATAATATATTGTTGATGTATTATTATTTTTTTAGGATAAGTTTCTTAATAAATTTAATAATTATATATTGTTATTGGAAAATTAAATTATTAATATGTATAAAAAACTTTCTATTGTGTATATAATTTCATTAAAATAAGCATAAAAAAATAGAGCTAATAGAGATTTCATACTCTTTATAGCTCTATTTAAGTATTTTATAATTTGAATACAAACACTAATAGGAGTAGCCAAAATCATTTTTTTTGAACTACTCCATATATTAAATTGCTATTGCTAAACTTCCATTTTTATTTATGCTCTGAACAATCAATGTTCTTATAAACGCACCAGGATTACGTATTTCATTATAATTTATATCTTCTTCATCAACTGTATATTTATTAAACATATAATCTAATGCTGCTAAAACTCTAGTAACTCCATACTGCACCGACAATCCAACTAAGTCATTTATAATAATATCTTTTTCCATGTCTAATTTACTTCTTAAATCTTCTTCAAATAAATTATATCTATCTAAATTTATCTGAGATAACACTTTACTATAATTAGAACTCAAAGAGCAACCAGTATTATCAAAGAATTTCGATATTTGTATTCTAATTGGTTCTGTATATTTCTCTGAGATAGTTTCTTTCGTCTCATAACGCTTTGTATCTATTGTGTCATTACTTACATCAAATAAAGTTTTAGAACTTCTTAAAAAGGCTTCTGTACGCTTGTTTGATTTCTTTATGTATTCTGGAAGTATAGAAATAAGATTGTCTTTTTTAAATCGTATTCTTTTACCTAACTTACTTCCTTTAGCATCAGCCCAAATTAATTTTTTAATTTCAAGTTTTAACTCATTTACATTTTCAAAACTTAATAAGTGATTTAAAGTATCTAATGACATAGTTAAGTAACCTTTTCCACCATCTTCTCTTTTAAGATGGTTTTTGTACTCTCCATCTATGACTATATCAAATTTACCTCTTTTTATTTCTGTAGAATAAACTAATCCAACTCGTAGTAATACATTATGGTTATGTCTGGCTGTAACAACAGAAACATTGCATATATCGGCTATGTTTTGGAAGGATACTGCTTTTCTAACATAATTTTTATTAGATACTATAAAATGATATGCTAAATACTGTTTTATAGCACTTTTACTTAAAGCCATACATTTACTTTCATTAGTTACAATCTCTATCATACCTAATTCTGTTTCTTTTTCTGCAACATAAGAAAACTCTGATATAGTTTTTAATTTAGGACAATTTGAACAAAATTCATTTAATTTATTACTATCAAAAGAAGGATTATTTTTTATTGCACAAGAATTACAAGCAGAATAATCTATTTTTTCTACTTTTCTTATAGAAGTTTTAAAAATATCTAAGATATCTTTTAATTTTGATTTTGATATTCTAGCAACTGGTTTTAATTCTTGCATATTTAATCCTCCTTTTCTAAATTTTAAGTAATTCATCAAATTGAGATAATAGTTTCCTCTGATTTTCATTTAAAGTATTATTTAAGCAATTATATATATTGTCTATTTTTATTTCTAAATTCTTCATATCTGTATTAATATTTTCAATACAAAAGGAATCTAAAAAGTATTCTTTTATCAAATTTTCTAACATCTAAAATCACCCCTATATAATCTCATAGGTATATTATAACATATAATTGTGTTTTTATTAAGTAAAAACACAATTAGTAAGTGTTTTGCTTTATTTTCATGATTACATTTGTACTACAGTCCCATCTTTCAGCACACTTTCTTATGCTCAATCCATTGTCTAAATCATTTTTAATTTCTCTTATTTCATTATCTGTAAACTTTTTAGGTTTCTTACCTTGAGAAACCACATAATAATTTCCATCTAAACTCACAAAGTTTATACCAGCTTTTTCTAATTTTTCTTTATCATTTTCACTTACCAAAAATACTTTTTCATTATTATATTTAATACTCATAATTCGCTCCTTGGTATTAAAAGTTATAATATTCCTATAAACTTATTATACTAATTTTGTTTCTTGTTGTAAATGAAGAAACAAAATTAGTATTTAAAATCTTTTATACTTTGTATTATCCCTGTGCTTGTCTTATATTTTTTAGCAATTGCCCTAATAGTACTATTTTCTAATTCTTTTCTAATTTGATTTTGCATTTCATCATTAAATCTTTTACTTCTTCTTCCCTGTTGGACTACATAATAATTTTCATTTTCTAAAGTTTCATATGCAATTCCTGACTTATCTAGCTTCTCTTTCTCCGAACTATCTACAATAAAGACTACTTTATCTTTATATTTAATACTCATATTGTGATAACTCCTTATATAAACATGTTTTATTTTTTTATCAATAGATTATCTACTAAATCAATAATCAAATTAGCATTTCTTAAAAAATCTAATCCTAATAAACCATTTACTTTTTCTTCTGGGTCAATCTCTCCAAAATCTAATTTTATATTTTCAAGAGTGATGTCACCACAAGCAACCTTATTAACTAATTTCCTTACTGAATATTGAACAGTTCCACCATAACCAGAAGCCTTTACAATTGTATCATCATCATTAAATCCAATATCTGATTCTTCTAAATAAGAAGATGATATTATAGTGTGAGATGCCCCAGTATCAATGATTGTATCTTTTACAAGGATATTTTTATTTTCAATTAAGATTTCTATATCTGTATATAATAATCCATTTTTATATTTGAAATTTTTCATACTACAAACCTCTTCTTATACCAATATGTTTTATGATATCTATTACAAATTCTTTATTCTTGGTGTTATATACAATTTCTTTATCTTTACATCTGTTGAATTCTTTTAAAGCTTCTTTATTGTTAGGAATGACCTTTATAAGAGCTACTTCATCTATATACTCCTTTTCATTTTGTATATGTGATTCCAAAATTTCTAATTTTACAAATGAATTAGGATATAAATTTCTAACCTCTGACCATTTCATAGGAATCAACTCCTTTATAGTATAAGAATATTATAATATTAATGAGGTAAAATGTAAATAATACCTCGTTAGTACTTATTTTGTTTTATATCTTGTATGGTTCTTGTACTACAATTCCATTTTTCAGCACATTTTCTTAAACTCATACCATTATCTAAGTCTTTTTTTATTTCACTTACATCTTCATTATTAAATCTCTTACTTCTTCTACCTTGTGTAACTACATAATACTGCTTGTCCTTTAGGTCGATATAGTTTATATTAGAGTTATCTAATTCATTTATATTCTTTTTTTCTACAAGTACAAATTCTTTATCTTTATATTTAAGACTCATAATTTTCTCCTTTGAAAAATCAATAATTTCAGAAGTACGGAGCTGATATAGCCATTTTGGTGATGATTCCTTTTACTCAGATTTATCTTACCCAAAAAATAAATTTATGTCTATATTTGTTAAGTACGGAGCTGATACGGTCATTTA